ATTGGAATGGATCGAATTGGGTTCCAGCAGTACCTTCCGCAGATGTAGACACCCCACTCACCACCGTACTTCGTGGCACGGATAACCCACACATCGGAGCATTTCCCAACCAATCGTTTAAGGTCACGGACAATCCTAGCAAGTCAGTTATGGTCATCGCTGATGCGGATGGTAACTTGGAGTTTGTAACTAAGGACGGAGCAAATGTTTTTGTTAACACACCGTCCTCTCGTCTCGCATTAGCAAAAGGATTTAGTATTCAATCGGACGGTGCTGAACCCGACATAGAAGCAGTTGATACAGACGGCACTACCTACTCGGTAATCAGCGGAGATACTGACACAAAAGGAGCGAATGGTTTACCAACTCGCCAAGGCTTTAACCTGCCCGACATCGGGGCAAATCCAGCACCCATCTTAATCTCAGGCGGTTCAATCGCTTAACCAAATCTTAACTAACTAAATATCATGGCAACAGTATACATTAAACCCGGCACAGGAACAGGCACAGGAACGCTTGCTGATCCTTATTTTTATTCCCAACTTAGTTCAGCAGAGACTGCGGCTGGAAGCGGCGGGACTATTCTTTTTACTGATGGATCATACTCATCACTAGGCAGTCAAACATGGGACGCTAGTGGTGTTACTTATAAAAGTTTAAATAAACAAGGAGCAAGTTTTGATGGTGCCGTAGCTGACGGATCAACTGCTAGTCTGTTAACTTTAAATGATGTGACCGTTCAGGACTTTGAGTTTATAGATTACAAGCCTACCTTCGTAACATCAGCTTCAACTGTTAGTGGTTGCGTGTTTAAAACAAGTGGGTACATAGACTGGTCTTCTCAAGGTATTATTAACGGAGGCACAGCTACAGGATGCACTTGGACGGATAATACATTCCAAGCTAAGTTTGATTCAAACGACACTGTCATCGCAAGGAATCTAAATAACTTTTCTACTTTTGAGCGTAATAGTTTTTATTTAGATGTTACAAATCCAACGGGTACATTAGCTCTTAGCGGATCAGCACCGTCTTCTCAAAAGAATTGTATATGGGCTTCTTCAGACAACAGTAAAATTGGAACGGTAGCATTCGCATCTACTTCCACAAACTGTTGCTTTGATAACATGGGTAGCTCTAACACAAGCGGTGGCACAGACAATGTCTTCGCCGACCCACAATTCGTAGATGCCGCAAACGGCGACCTACGCCTCCGCCCCGCCTCTCCTTGTATCGGTGCTGGAACCGCAAGCTAAGTAGTCATGGCTTACAATAAGTTACATAAGAAAGACTTCGTTATCGCTATTAAGACTGGCGATACGGCAGGGGACGAAGATAAGTTTAAGAAGGAAGCAACAAAAGGAGAGCTATTCTTTAACACCAGCGACAATAAGTTATACATTGCTATTACTTCTGCTGGTTCTTCCGACGCTACCTTATACGAGACTGCTGCGTTTACTCTTACTACCTAATGCACGAAACAGCCCAAGGGCTATATCACTCGTTGGAGAACCAGCGGTGGTCATTCTTAGACAGAGGTCGTACATCTTCTGAGCTTACACTTCCTTATGTCTTACCACCTGACGGTCACAACTACGCTACTAAGTACTACACACCGTACCAAGGTATCGGAGCTAGAGGAGTATTAAATCTAAGTAGTAAGTTATTGTTAGCACTGTTACCACCTAACGCTCCATTCTTTCGTCTTGTTATAGATCGGTATGAGTTAGACAAAGCAAAGGAAGACCTCGGAGTAGAAGGGGCAGAACAACTACGTACTGACTTAGAGAAAGCATTAGCAGATGTAGAGCGTAGTGTATCACAAGAAGTAGAAGTACAGAACTTCAGGAACGGTATCTTCCAAGCACTTAAGAACTTACTGGTTACTGGTAACTCTTTGTTATATCTCCCGGATGAGGGTGGTATGAGAGTGTTCAAGCTGGATCGTTATGTAGTGAAGAGAGACCCAATGGGTAACGTTACACACATAGCTATTAAAGAAACAGTAGCTCCTATGATGCTTCCTGAATCTGTAAGAGAGGAAGTGTATCGCCAAGAGAAAGAGAACAGTTGTGATTTATACACAGCAGTAGTTAGAGAAGATGACCACTTCAATGTTTACCAAGACGTCAAGGGTATGCTCATCGAAGAAAGTGTGGGTAAGTATCCGATTGATAAGTCCCCGTGGCTCCCGTTACGTTACACCCAGATTGATGGAGAGGACTACGGCAGAGGATTTGTTGAGGAGTACCTCGGTGACCTCAAGTCGTTGGAAGCACTTACAAAAGCGATTGTCGAAGGTAGTGCAGCAGCTGCGAAGGTATTGTTCATGGTCAACCCGAACGGTACAACAAGAGCAAGAACACTAGCTGAATCTCCTAACGGTGCAATCGTACAAGGTAGTGAAGCAGATGTATCGGTGTTACAACTTAATAAGTTCAATGACTTCCGTACTGCTCAAGCTACAATGGCTGGTATAACAGACCGATTAAGCCAAGCATTTTTACTGACATCTGGAGTAGTTAGAGATGCAGAACGTGTAACAGCTGAGGAGATAAGAATGCTCAGTCAAGAGTTAGAAGCTGCATTAGGTGGTCTATACTCTTTGTTATCTCAGGAGCTACAGCTACCCATCGTCAGTCGTTTAATGGATAAGATGTCTAAGAGTAAGAGATTACCTAAGATACCAAAGGACATCGTTAAACCTACTATTGTTACAGGAGTGGAAGCTCTTGGTCGTGGTAATGATCTGAATAGATTAGATATGTTCCTTGCTGGAGCGAACCAAGTAGTAGGACCACAAGCCGTCACTCAATACTTAAACGTATCTGATTACTTCAAACGCAGAGCTACTGCCTTGGGTATCGAGACGGAAGGATTGATTAAGACGGAGGAAGAAATTCAACAAGCTATGCAACAAGCTCAGATGATGGAGATGGCACAGAAACTCGGAGCACCCGCAGTCGCACCCGCCATCAACGCCGCACAGGAGCAGTACATGGCATCACAACAACCACCGCAAGAGGAATAACAAATGGCTGAATTACACCGAGTAGAGATAAATGAGAAAACCACCGGAGAAATCGAACCCGAAGAGGAAAAAGAGAACGCAAACGCCGAAGAGCAAACCCAACCCGAAGCGGAAGTACAGCAAGAGCAACAAAGCGACCGCCCGGAATGGCTCCCCGAAAAGTTCAAGACCCCGGAGGATATGTCGAAAGCGTACGCCGAGTTGGAAAAGAAACTTGGACAAGCTCCTAAAGAAGATACGGAAGAGTCTGAACAAGTTGAAGAGAAAGTTGAGGACGAAACGGAACAAAGCGAAGAGAACACTAGCGAAGCGTACCAAGCAGTTGCGGAGGCAAGTAAAGAGTTCTTTGAAAACGACGGTCAACTTAGTGAGGAAACTTATAACGCTTTAGAGAAAGCCGGATTACCCAGAGATTTAGTTGACAGCTACGCTGCTGGTCAGCAAGCATTGTTAGCATCTGAAGAAGGACAAATCAAAAGCGTGGCTCAAGGCAACTACGATGCGATGGCTGAGTGGGCGAACGAGAATTTACCACAAGAAGAAATCGATGCTTTTGATGAGGCAGTCACCGGGGGTTCAATTTCGCAAGCTAAGTTAGCAGTTCAAGGACTGTACGCACGTTATCAAAACGAAGTGGGTGCAAAGCCTAAGCTTACACAAGGTGCAGTATCTGGTGTATCAACCATGCCATTTAAAAGTATGCAAGAATTAGCTCGTGCTCAATCTGATCCACGATATAAAAGTGGTGATAAAGCGTACCACGAAGAGATTGACAGAAGACTTTCTGTGAGCAATATATAAGTTGTTTATTCATTCATAAGGTATAGTGCCCCTAGTGTTGGTTTATTGGTTTGCTGACACTAGGGGTTTTTCGTTATGTTTAAGAACATGGCAACAGAACTAGGAGATAACGTACAGGTAAAAGCCAACCTTGCGTTCATGGCTAAAGTGATAGCTATAGTCGGGACTTGTGTTTGGGGATACTCTGTAGTGTGGAATAAGTTGATGGTACTAGATAGTAGCTTAGACCGTGTACAGCATGAGGGTACGTTATTGGGAGACTTGTCAGCACGGATGATGCACATCGAGAAGTTTGCAGAACAATCCAAAGCAGACCTCGATCATCTGTTAGATATGCAAGACAAACCAATAACATCTGACCATCAACAGTTCGAACGGATACGGTATCTTGAAAAAGAGTTGGACAGAATGCGTGACAAATTGGAAAACCATTTAACGAAGTGAAAAGATGGGCGAGTTACTTATGTTATTTATTACGGGCGGTGGTAGCACTGCTATGGGTGCGATTCTTAAAGGCGTGTTTGGTTATATCTTCGAAGCCCGTCAGAACAAGCATGATCTTGAAATGGCGAGAGAGGCTCGTGCGTCTGATAATTTCCTTAGACTACAAGCTGAACTCGCTAAAAGCGGTACTGGGGAGTTTGTTTCTTTTACTCGTCGTATTCTTGCTGTTATCGGGGTGTCTACGCTCTGTGCGTGTATCATCCTCTGCACCCTCTTCCCCTCCGCAGAAATCGTCACACTCACCAACGCAGACGGAGAGGGAGTCAACGAGTTCTTCTTCGGACTCATCAGCTTTCAAGCGAATCAAGAGCCACTCACTATTTCTTCTGGACACATCAGCCTTATGGGATGCACGGTAATATTGCCTTGTATCCTTGGTTTCTACTTTGGTCCAAGCGGTCGAAGAGGTTGACAGTCAAGAACTTTTCCTCTTTACTAATAGATAAATTTAATCGACAACTAGCAACAACTAGTCCCTCGACCCGCTGCGGCGGACAATCCTGTGAAGACGAAAGGTGTGAAAGTCACTGGTAATCAAACACATATTCACAATTAATTAACATAGGAGATCATATATTATGGCAAACGGAAATACTTCCCCTAGTCGTGTAGGTCTTATTGAAGGCGGATCCGATAACGATGCGTTGTTTCTTAAGAAGTTCAGCGGAGAAATTCTGCAAACCTTCGAAGAGTCAAACGTCTTCAAAGCACTACACACCATCAGAACAATCGAAAGCGGAAAGTCTGCTCAGTTCCCAGTAACTGGTATCGCTTCTGCTTCTTACCACACTCCCGGTGAAAACATTGCCGACGGTGGTAACAGCTACCTCAGCGACATCAAGAAAACTGAGAAAGTTATTAACATCGATAAGATGCTTATTGCTTCCACTTTCTTGGCTAACATCGACGACGTAAAGAATCACTACGACATCCGCAGCGTTTACGCTAACGAGTTGGGTAAAGCTCTTGCCGTCCGTTTCGACACTGCTCTTGCTAAAGTGTTCATCGCTGCTGCTCGTACCGGAGCTAACTTAAGTCAAGTTGGTAAAGGCGGAAGCATCCTCGACATCAGTGCTAACACCTTCGTAAACTTCGGAGACGCTAATTCTGACACAGGTAATCCTACAGGTGCTGAGTTGGTAGCTGCTTTGTTTAGTGCTGCTCAACGCATGGACGAACACGATGTTCCTAGTGACGGTCGTTTCTGTGTATTGCGTCCTGCTGAGTACTACAAGCTTATCACTGGTGCTGACGATTCCAACAGCTTCTCTCTTACTTCTGCTATCAATAAAGATATTGGAGGAGCCGGAAGTCTTGCTGCTGGTAACATTCCACAGATCGCTGGTATCAGCATCTTCAAGTCCAACCACATCCCATCAACTGACCTCAGTGCTGTTTCTTCCGGAGACGGAGATTCTGCCAATGATGTGTTTGGCGGTAACGGAGTAGGATACAACGGAAACTTCACCACCACTAAAGGTATTGTTTCTCACGCTGCTGCAGTTGGAACCGTTAAGTTGCTTGATCTTGCTACCGAATCGGAGTATCAGATCGAGCGTCAAGGTACGTTGTTTGTCGCTAAGTATGCTATGGGTCACGGAGTTCTCCGTCCTGAGTGTGCTATCGAACTGATTGCGTAACGCTCTTCTCTCGGTGTTGGGGAGGTCTGTGATTCGTTCCGCTCCCCTCCACTGATTATTTTATTTATGTATAGCTATGGCACTGACGACTAAATTAGAAGCTGTTAACACGATGATTAGCGTCATCGGAGAAGCACCCGTTAATACGATAACAGGACAAACAAGCCTACCGATCACAGCTATACAAGCCTTATCTACATTGGATGAAACAAGCAGAGCCGTACAGTCGGAAGGATGGCACTGCAACACAGAACACGAATACGAACTTACTCCTGACAGCCTTACCAGTAAGATCACACTTCCGAAAAACACTTTAAAGTTCGACCTTGATCCATTGTTATATACGGACAGCGATCCTGTACAACGTGGCTTGAAACTATACGACAGAAAGAACCACACAGAGTTGTGGACGAAGAGCGTAAAAGGAACTATCACTTTTGAATTAGAGTTTGAAGATTTGCCTGAGCAGATAAGACATTACGTAACGGTTAAAGCTGCTCGTATCTTTGCTAATCGTTTTATTGGTAATCGTGAGATTGAAGGATTTACATTACGAGAAGAAGTAGAAGCGAAAGCACGGGCTATTGATAGTGACTCTGAGAATGCAGACAGAACTATCTTTGACCACTACAGCGTACTTAGAGTATTAGATAGATAGACGATATGCCTCTGGTAGTAACAAGCGTACCGAACCTCGCACAAGGGGTATCTCAACAACCTGATAATCTTCGTTATCCCGGACAGTGTGATGAGCAGATTAATGCTTGGTCTACCGTTGTTGAAGGATTGACAAAGCGTCCGAATACAAGGTGGGTAAAACAGTTTAGTACTGACTCGGTATTTGGTGAGTTATTCACACACTTCGTAAAAAGAGACGAGGACAACAAGTATTGTGCACAAGTATATTTCGATAGCTTCGGTGCAACTGACCCTACTGTTTCTGTTATTAATGTGGAAAGTGGTAATCAAATACCAGTATCTATATCAGCCACTGCACAGAGTTACTTAAGAGGTATAACAGACCCACTCAAAGACTTACGAGCACTGACAGTAGCTGACTATACATTCCTTGTTAATAAGAATAAGACAGTAGAAAAAGATACAACTACACTTAGTCAAGTACCGGATGATGAAGCTATTATCTTTGTTAAGTTAGGAGACTACGAAAAAGCTTATAGTATATACATTGATGATAGTTTAATTCCAGCCACGCCTACCTTTTCTATTACCAACCATCATAATTATAATCAAACTGGTCATCCTCCATCTACTTATATCAGTGGACCTAGCTCTGGTTCTCATGCGGGTAAACACGCTGACACAGCATACATAGCTAAAGATTTAGAAAGTTGTTTAATAGCAGAATTAGGAAGCGGGGGCACTCTAGTAGGTATTGATTCTGTTGGTATAACAACTATTGGTACAGGGTACGGTGTAGCACAGGGTCTACCAGCTGGAACTCTTAACAGTACAAAGAACAACTATAAAGCGGAATTAGAGATAACCCAAAGCGATTCAAGTGGTGTTGTTACTGCAAGTGCTTTAGGGGTATGTACTGTAAATAGCAGCGGGGAATTAACAGCCGTTGAGATGGTAAGAAAAGGTAATAACTTTGATCCAGCTAATACTTTTGATCTTACTGTAAAAGAATACATAGAGGTTGGGGGAGGGAATTGGTGGGTGAATCCTTATGGGTCTCCAACACCACCTACATTTGGTACACCTGTTACTTTTAGTAGAGCATCTTTGGAGATAGAAAGAAACGGTAGCGTTATTCGTTTAAGAAGTACAGACGGACCTTTTAAAATACGAGTAGAGGATGGGTTGGCTAACGAAGGATTAGGATTAGCTTATAGAGAAGTTACTAGTATAACAGACTTACCTAAATCATGCTTCAAGGATTTCACTGTAAAAGTGATAGGAGATGCAGATATAGATCAAGACGATTACTACGTAAAATTCTCTACGAAAGAAAAAGAAGAATTTGGTGAAGGTACATGGATAGAGACTGTAGGGTGGACATCCGACGGCACAGCTACTGATGAGTTGGAAGCAATACCTATTAAGTTGGACAGCGAAACTATGCCCATCACTTTGGTTCCTGTTTTAAATGTAAACGGTAATATTAGCTCTTTTAAGTTACAATCACCAGAGGAAGACTTAAACCCGAAACCTCCAGCAGAGAAAGGATGGCGTACTAGACAAGCAGGTAACGACGAAACCAACCCATTCCCATCTTTCGTAGGCAATAAGATCAACGATGTATTCTTCTTTAAGAACCGTTTAGGATTCCTCACAGACAATGCTGTTATATTTAGTGAAGCAGATGAGTACTATAACTTCTTCCGTACTACCACACAGCAGCTGTTAGACAGTGCACCAATAGACGTCGGACTAAGCCACACAAAGGTAGCTGTTCTTCAACACGCTTTACCATTCCAAGAGAAGCTGATGTTATTCAGTGATAACTCGCAGTTTGTATTACGTGGAGCTGACATATTAAGTCCTAAGACTGTAGCTATATCTCCGGTTACTGAGTACGATATATCGGATGGCATCGCTCCGCTTGCACTTGGTCCTTATATCTACTTCCCATTTAATCGTGGACAGTACGAAGGGATGTATGAGTACTTTGTTGATAACAACACAGAGGTGTTTGAAGCGGAAGAAATAACATCACAAGTACCAAAGTACATACGAACTTCCATTAAACGGATGGCTGGATCAGCTTCTGAGTCGATGGTGTTGTTGCAAGATAATAGAGACCCAAAGATATTGTATGTATATAAGTACTTCTGGAGCGGTAAGGAGAAGATACAAAGTGCTTGGCAGAAGTGGGAATTTGCTAATTCTATCAATGGTTTCGACTTTATAGACAGTACTTTATACTTGATACTAGAGGGTCAAAGACTTGTTGAGATGCCTGTTGAGAATGCTCTGACAGATACTGGACTGGACTTTACTGTGTTATTAGACAGCAGAGTGGACGGACAAACTTGCACCGTTACCTACGATAACCAAACCAACAGAACTACTATATCTAACTTACCAGACGGATTGTTAGGTACTCCTAGTGAATTTACTGTGTTTACTAAAGGCGGTTCTGAACGGAGAATTATTAGTGGCAATGCTGTTACTAAAGAGGTTGTTATAGAAGGCTTCCTAGCTAGTTATGTTAACCACGGTGGAGATTACGTTATCTATGACGGTGAGTATTACTACTGCACAACTACGCATACATCTAGTAGCACCTTTGAAAGCAACAAATGGATGAAGGTATTAAATCCTCCGTCTGCTGTTAATCCGTGGCAAGCTTCTACTAGTTATACACAAGGTACTATTTATAAATGTGATACTAATCACGATGCCTCTACATCCCCTGAACCGGGTACTATACCGGGAGCTTTTTTCTGGCAGGTATCAACAGATGTGCCTAACGCTCCTATTTGGACTACTGATGCTGGGTTTTACAACAGCGATAAATACTTCTTTATAGGCAGACCTTACGATATGTTGTACAGGTTCTCTAACCAAGCGTTGAAGCAACCAACAGAAAGAGGCGGACGAAGTGCTTCTGATTACACTTATCAAACTATTCGTAACGGTAGCATAGAGTACGCTGACACTGGACACTTCACTGTAGAAGTAACTCCACGATTTAGAGATAAGTACACTTATGTATACAACCCAGCTTTGTTATCTTCTATATCTACTCTTGATCGGTTTACCCCAGAGAGTGGACACTTTAGGTTTGGTATTCAATGCCGACCAGAAGAAGCAACGATTGAAGTAAAGAGCAGTTCAGCATTGCCAGTTAAGTTATTAGCTGCAGAGTTTGAATCTATGGTAGCATCGAGAAGCAGAAGATATGGAGCTTAGGATAGATGAAGCACACCCTGATATGGATGCAGTTGATCTGTATGAAGACCTGCGGGAGGAAGACATGTTAGAGATACTCGGACTTATGCACCACCCACGAGACGCTGTTATGTTCTCTTACGCTACATCCAGCAAGTGCTACAGCGTAAAGGATGAGATGAATAACTTGTACTGTTCATTTGGTGTATCTTCTATCAACGGTACGAATATCGGAAGTGCTTGGTTATTAGGTACTAGAAGATTACCACGGATCAAGAAGTTCTTTTTGAAACACTCACGGGAACGCATGATGGACTTGTTAGATGGGTTTGATTATCTGACGAACTATGTGATGCGTAGTAACAAGTTGAGTATTAAATGGTTGGAGTGGTTAGGTGCAGAGTTTAGCGATTGTCAGTACGAAGGCTATCTGTCATTTATATTAGAGAGGAAGTAAGTATATGTGCAGTATTGAATTAGCAGCTTTAGCGGTTGGAGCTTTATCTTCAGGCGTTTCGTTTGCAGGTCAGCGTCAACAAGCTAAAGCTCAACAACAGTATCAAGCACAAGCAGCACAAGCTGAACGTCAACGCTTCCAACAAGAACAAACCTCGATGCGTATGCGTCAAGCACAAGAGCAAGAGGCAGTCGGACGGGAACTTGAACAAGTAAGTCGTAAATCACAAGCTGCACTTGCACGGGCTAGAGTATCTGCTGGAGAAGCTGGAGTAGCTGGTGCATCTGTTCAAGCATTGATGGACGACTATATGAGACAAGAAGCTGGGTATCGTAGTGCGTTATTACGACAACAAGAGCTTGGTGGTATTGCTACTGGTATGGGTCTGGAACAAGCAGGGTTTGCTACGCAACAACGTCAGATCGGTATTAACCAACCAATAGATAGACCTAGCTTCTTAGAGGGTGCATTAAGTACTGTTCGTGGTGGTCTTGAGGGATACAGGACTGGACTCGCTTTAAAGAAATAATTATGGCTAAAGAACGAGTACAAGTACAAGGGTTGGGAGACGCAGTTCCCGGCATTCAGCCGACTATTCAACGGGGCGGTCAGTACGCCGTGCAAGTTCAACGAGCAGGTCGGAATAAGTTGATGGACTTGGCTGATGCGTTGGGTCAAGTTAATCCGTTATTACAGCAGTACGGTGCGTTACAGAAGCAACAAGAACAGATCGGTATTGAACAAGCTCAGTTAGTAGAAGAACAAAACGTTATTGCTGAGTTAAAGAAGCAGAAGGATGTAGACGGATTCAGTATATTAGCTACCACCAACAGAGATAGAGCGTACAGAGATGCGTTGCTTAAACGACACATCAATAACACGATGTTGCCTAGTCTTAAAGCACAAGCAGCTGACTTAATCAATGCTGAGACTTATAGAACACAAGCAGATCACAGTAAAGCTGTTGATGATATGTTATCAACTGAGTGGGATAATTTAGTAGGACAAGTAGGAGAGGGTGTAGCTAACAGTACAGCAGGTAAAGCTCTTTGGAACTTAGTTAGTACCCCCTATAAGAATGAACTAGCACTAAAGTACGAAGAGGCTAGAGATAAGTTTATTGTTGGTCAGACTATGAATGAAGGTCAACAACTGCTTGATAGCTTGTACAGTACAGGTGAAGTAGTTAGTTCATCTCAGATTGAGAATGTAGTACTTAACATAGAAGATCAGCTTAAAGAAGATAACCCAGCGTTAAACAACCAAGAAAGAAACAAACTATTGGTTGATATGATTAAGACTAGAGCTAAGACTCTACAAGCTGATAGACGCTTCAATGATGCTAGTTCTTTACTACGCAGTGTAGAGCTAATTAAGATTAACGGTAATCGTATATTCAATTCCGACAAAGCTTTAGATGAACTGAATCCAGTACGAAAAGAAATAAACAACAAGATAGCTTCACTTAAAACTGAAAGTAAAACAGAGCTAGACAAAGAGTGGACTGGGCTGTGGGGAGGGGCCTTGAAGCGTTTACCTAGTAGTATGACATACGAAAGGTTTGTAAATAATCCGTTATCCGTTCAGACAGTTAAAGATGCTTTGTTGTTTATGAACCCTACTTTACAGGACGGAGAGGAAGAGGGTCAGTTAGACTACATAATCAAGAATGAGATATTTAATAAAGAAGTAGCACCAGCTTTAGCTCTTAATGATACACTATTAAAACAAGCTTACAGCGATCCGGACCGAGCCTTACCTCTATATAGAAGAACTCTTAAATCTGTAGGTACTTTTATTGCTGAGACAACCGGATCGCTAGAGAGAGAAGTAAACCTTTATTCACCTACTGTCCGTGCGGAATTGGAAAAAGAGTTTCTAGAAGATTGGGAGTTGAAGAGTGCTGGCGGAGAATATGACTTCGAGCAGTTCCTGTCTGAAAAACAAATAAACGCAGCACCTTGGTCTTCAGCTCGTAGAATTAGTAAAGAGGCTAATGCAGGTTTATTTGTTAAAGAACTTACCGAGTTTAAAAATATAAGATCAGCATTAAAAGCTGAAATCACAGGAGCAGCACAAGCTATAGTAGGAGTGGATAAACAGATAGATGATGTGTTACCTCCAAAGTTTGATGAGACACACGCTATAACTTCAGGACCTGTAATCGAAAGAAAAATACTAGAGTACGCTAAAGCAATAGAACTTGACGAGAGTATACCAGCTCCAGAGAAAACAAGTATGGTATTAAAGGAGTTAAGAAGACTGCAAGACGAGGACAAAGCTATATTCAAAGCAGTAGCTACAATAGCTAAAGAGCGTGTACGAGAGTTTGAGCGGCCTGAAGAAGTTGAGTTGGAGGCAGCGAGACGGGAGGTTGAGGTAGAAAAAGCTAGACCTACTGTTGGTGCTGGTTTTCCTTTGGCTCCGTTTAGAGCTGAACCTACTAAATATAAATCTTTAATAGAGAAAAATCCTACTTTTGATCTAATCAACAAAGACAGACAAGCTATCATGGATACTATGGTGGCTACAGATGTTACGGAAGCGGAGAAAATTCGTTCAAGAAGATTACTAGAAGCAAGTGTATATGACTATGGGTTCTCTAGTTACTCACCTAAATCAGCTGAGATATTAAAAGAAGTAGGTTTTGATTACGGTGATGTTATTTTAATGGCTAACCTAGAAGAATTGAATAGCGTTACTTTTGATAAGTGGTTACCTGTGATCGATAAAATAGAAAACAGAGAACAGTTAACAAAAGAAGATGCACTAATATTAAAAGAGTTTGGTGCTTTCAGGGTTTATGATAATGAATCATTTGAAAATTTCAGAAGAGCACAAAGAACTTTAATTAGAGACAGAGATTCTAGGTAATGATTGATCGATTAGAAGCTAGGAAACAAGCTATATTAGCTGAAGAAGAAGAATACTTTAGTAACTTAGAACTCACTCAACAAGAAACAGAAGAGCCTGATGTTAGTACATTTGTGCCTACGCCTGAGTTAGAAGAAGCACGGATAGCTTTACAGGCTACAGAAGAAAGTGCATCTAAAGAAATAAGCAAGCGATTAGAGTGGATGATGGACCACAAAGAAGCTCTTGCTTACAAGACTGGTACTGAAGTTGTAGGAGGCATGAGCTTGCAGTATTTGTTAGCCAAGAATGCACCTAAAATAAAAACAGCATTACAAGCGACTCGTGCTTATTCTATGTTAGGATTTGCTGGTCCTCAAGCTGCTGAACCTACTTCAACTGCTTTAGGTGTAACTGGATTCGTAGCTTCAGAAGTTGGACTAAGGATGTTACCTTGGGCTGCTGCTAATTTAGCGGGTCAGAAAGTAGGCATAGAATTAGGATTACAGGAGGATTATTCTTTCTGGGAAACTGCTGGTGCTGCTATTTTCTCGTTAACTAAAGTAGAACAACTAGCAGATAAAACTTTAAGATTAGGAGTATCCGGTTCTTGGGCTAGTAGGAAGATGCTTGTTAATGGTGTTAAGACCACAGTTAGTGGTGCTATCTTAGGATCGACAGAGCAGTTCTTTGTCCAAGAGATGGAAGCTAGGTTTAACGGGAAAGAGAGGGATAAGTATGCTTACCTATTTGGTGCTGCTTTCGGAGGTGCTTTTAAAACAGGCATCGAAGGTATAGGAGGTTTAGCTCGTTCTAAATGGGGACGGCAAGAGTTACTTAATATAAATGAAGGAGTTAAACAACGGATAGAACAATCTAAAGCCGAGCTACAGGAAGAGATAGAAGCTTTAAAACAACCAGTAAAAGCAGATGTAAGCTCAGGTATTAACTGGGAAGCAAGCACTGCACCTTTACAACGTAAGATTGATGAACTAGAAAAGCAGATAAAAGATAGAGACTTACAACTGCAAATGATAGAAGACTCTAGAAAGCAGTTAGAAGCTTCCAATAAAGCAGAAGATTTAATAGAAGAAGAAGGGTCGACTGTTACACCTATAGACGAAGACATTGAAGTAGCTAAACAAGAAACTCAAAAAGCAGTTGAAGAGTTTAAAGCTGCGGAAGTAGTAGAACCAGAGCCTGAAGTTCCTGTCACACCAGCTAAGGATGTAGAACCTACACCAGAAGAAGTTAAAGTAGAAGTGCCGGCGGAACCTGTTAGACCACACATAGTCGATGATGTTAGAGAGAATGCTTTAGATGAAGCTACTAAACGATTTAAAAGTTTAAAACTAGATGACCCCAACGCTAACACCGAAGCCCCTAAACTTGGTGCACTTATAACTAAAGTACGAGACGAAACTGAACTGCACCTACATAAACACAAGGAGGAGATAGCTAAAGCATACATAGCAGACAAACCAGTAGACGCTAAAACTTTAGATGAAGCGTTGAAAGAAGTTAGATTCCTACAAAATGTATACGAAGTTAAACATAAAGTAGATACATTCGCTGGTAGATTCTTACAGTCTATGAGTAAGGATGCTGAAGCTAAATTTAAATATACTAATGAATTAAGTGAAGCTGCTACTGAGCAAAGCCACGCTCTTATAAGATTAGAGAATGCACTTATAGAACAGATAAATGGTGTTAAGCATAACGAGTTCTTAGTTGAACTGCATAACAAATACTTAGAGATAAGACCCGCTCAGAAAGAAAAGAGTAAGCAGATAAGGAAGAAACTAAGAGAACAATACGAAAGCTTACCACCTGAAGAACAGCAACAGATACTAGAGCCTAAACAAATCGATGAAGTTAAGGCACAAGCTGCTAGGATAACTAAACTAGAAAAGCAACTACAAGAGAGGCAGGAAATATTTGCAGGATTAAAAGAAGAACCTACACCTAAGAAACCTAGAGAGCGTACACTTCAAGAAGAAGACTTACAGGCTCGATTGAAGTTCTATAAAACAGACTCAAGAGAATCAAGGGAGATCGCAGGTTTAGAAGAAAAGTTAGATAGATTCTTCAAGTTGTTAGACGAAGGTAATATAGAAAAAATTAGGCAAGAAGTAGGTCCTGCACCTGAATGGGTTAAACCTGATAAAGTAAATAGTTATTTAGATACTTTAAGGAATGTTGTTAAAAAGACCGAGCGTGATCTAAAACAAAAAGTAACGGAAGCTGATTTAAGCTTACAAGACCCAGATCAAATAGTAGCTCAGATACAAAAACAAGTAGCTAAATACGAACTTAAACTTAATGAAGCTAGGAAAAGATTTGGCGATTTAGATGCTATAAAGAAAATACCTAAAGAGCAGACTGAGTTAGACCCACAGATTGTAGAAATAAAAAGAACTCTTGAGTATTATAAAAAAGCAGAGAACGATGCCTTAAGACTTCAAGCTAAATACAAAACAAGAGACGACTTAATAGCTAAACAAACAGCACCGTTAGGTGAGCAGCGGGAGTTTATTACTCCTAAGCCTGAAGGCCCTATTAGAGAAAAGAGTGCAGAAGAAGCAGGTCTAGATAGTGATATAGCTTTTCTTCGTAAGAATATTAAAGATACTATAAAAGAAATAGACCAAGCACAGAAAGACTTAGACCCAGTCGAGCAAGCTAGAAGGTTAGAGAGACAGATTCAAGCTGAAGAACTGAAACTAAATAAAGAACTAGATGAATATAGAGCTAAGTTTTTAGCTGTTAATGAACTTGAGTTCCCTGTTACTGGTAAAAAGAAAAACATAGAAGATGATCCGAGGTTCAAGGAAAAGAAGCTTCAAATAAAATACTACAAAAACTTTCTTAAAGAGATACCGAAACTAATAGAGGTAGAAAAAGATATTGCTCGTCTTGCTGATATAAAAGGCAGAGCAGTAATGGGAGAGATACGAGCAGAGGTAGAAGCTAAACCTAAAGGACCTAAAGTAGAAACGGCTTTAAGTAAGAAGCAAAAAGAAAGAGCAGCTATTAAAGCTGACATGCGTAAAAGTATTAAGGAGCTTGAAAAAGCTAACGAGTTTTTAATTAGACAAGATAAGAATATAGAACTTGTTAACTACTTAGTTGAGTGGGATAAGATCACATCTGAACAAAGCTCATTAAATAAACTAGCTAAAGGTGTTAATACTGCATTGCGTATGCGTAAAAACGGATTCCTCATGCAAGCTGGTTCTATGATAGCTGGTCTACCTAGTGCTACATTTGAATGGGCAAGGACGGTCACAGCTAAACCTTTGACTACTTTTTTATACGAAAGTATTAGAAATAAAAGCTTATCAGAAGGTATACAACTAGCTCGTTATGAATACAAAGCAGGAGCTAAACTTTGGTCTGATATTATGCAGTATAAAAGAGCAGCTGCTCAGACCTATAAGACCGGACGGAGTGCTACAGACCACCAAGCTGGTAAAATGTTTTCTTCTAATTACAACATAAACTCCAAGAATGTAATGGAGACTGCTGCTATAAAAGCTAGGAAACAACAGATAAGTCAAAAGACTATGGAGGATATGTTAGAGCAAATTTACAAAGGAGACCTAGCAGCCTTAGTACACATCTACGATAACTTCTTAACAACAGGTGGCAGGGCTATAGGAACATTTGATGAAGTAACTAGGAGACCTGCGGTTATTCATGCTCTGTTTTCTGAATCTTTAAAAGATGCTTTCCACACTCATAAAGGAATTAAAAACAAAGCACAAAGAGAGAAAGCTATTGAAGAATATGCCGAGAAATTATTCAACGAAAGATTAACACAAGAAGACGGTTTAGCTGTTTTAAACGAGAACGGTAAGATAAACGAACGAGTACGTAGAGTTAATGAAGCTTTCTTCTTTGGCTCTAATACAGACAACATACCAGAACTACACAATAACTTAGCAGATAGAGCAGTTAAACTTATAGAAAAGTTAACACAAAACAAAAACAGTGCTGGTGTTATGTTGTTTAAGGAACGTAATCCTTTCATAAACATGGCAATACGAGGCACATACAGAGGTGCTAAGTTAGTATTCTTCCCAGCTGCATTAACCCGTGTCGGGTATTTCAATCCATACGCAAGTAAGATTAGAGGTTATAATAAAAATATACAGAAGAATAAAGCGATGCTGATGGATAAGTCCGAACTTCTTACGGAAGAGATGAAGACTAATGCTTATAAAGAGATAGAAGATAACCAACAAAAGATATTAGATGCCGAAGTAAGAAAACACATTTACAACCAAGAAACTATATCGGATGCTTTTATGGGGGCTGCTGTTTACGGCAGTGCGTTTGCTGCTGCTTGGAACGGTAATATGACTGGATCGCAGGTTTGGTTAACAAAGGAGCAGCGGGAGAATATGAAGATGTACGGAGGTAAACAACCTTACGATCTATTTGGTTTCGACTATAGGTATTGGGACCCCGTTAAACATGTTATGGCTATGACGGCTGATGTAGCTGTGTGGAGTAAGATGAAGTTATTGCAAACAATAACAGGTGAAAAACTACTAAATAAAGAACAGGATTTTTTTACAGTGGTCACTCGCTCCTTTGCTCAGATACAAAAAGATGCTCCATTAAATCTAGGAGGATCAGAGATAGTTGACTGGTTGTACGCAAAAGGGGAAGAAAAGGAAATAGCTTTTAATCGTTTGTTATCGAGTTGGTTTCCGGTTCCTGCATTCTTGAAGAAAGCTATGAGGCGTTTAACTACAGGAGGTAAGATCGCTGACCTAAGAGGTGGTGATTGGTACGAAAGAACTTTATATCAAATGTTTGGTATAGGTCCTGAGAATTATAAAACCGATCTGTTTGGGCATGAACTAGTGGACACAAGCAACTGGGGTACAGATCAACTTAGGTTGTGGCAAAGGTCTAAAGGTTCAGCTGCACAGATGGATGAGCGTTTAAGTGAAGTGCTTCAATCAGATAATGTAGGAGTAATAGATAATAATATACCCACTACCATTTTAGATGAGTCTATTGTTATGACGGATTTCACAGACGATGATGGAGTACACTTAGAATATGCTTTCGCTAAAAAACTTCAGAACTATAAAAGAGATGGGTTAACTCTGAGGGACTCATTTATTAAAAAGGTACACAGTAAAGATTTCTCTAAGAAACTAAAAACTGAAGATATAGATGAAACCAAGAGAGATAAACTACCTACTAACCAAGGACATAAAGAATTGGCTGTAGAAGCTAGAACTTACTACAAAGGTTTAGAAGAACTAATATTAAAAGATTCTAGGTTCTTACAACAATTTAGAAACGAAGAGGGAGAGAACTTATACACTGTAGTTAAGCAGATGCAGAAGCTCGGTAAAGTAGAAAGAAAAAAGACAAGAGAGCCTATGTCTATACAGCGGGCTGCTGAGGAAGATGTAAGCTTAATCGAACTTTTGAATTTAACTCAGTGACTAAGGACTTGCTCTTCTCACTCAATAATTAATAATATACACTTAACATCATGGCTAACACCTACGTAGATTACACAGGCAACGGCAGCACGACCGACTTTAACTTTTCATTTCCGTACATCAAGACATCACACGTTGTTGTGCAAGTCAATGAAGGACAAGGAGCTGGGGGATTAAACAAGTGGGTTTCTAAAGAATTAACCACTGACTATTCCGTCGAGACGTCTCCCACTACTTTCGTTCGCTTTGTCACAGCTCCGGCTAATAACGTAAGAGTAAGAGTACTACGAGACTCCGACGCAAGTACAGGTCTTGTTGACTTTGCTAACGGATCAGTACTGACAGAGACAGAACTGGATAACTCCTACGAACACAACCGCTACCTCGCAGAAGAAGCAGAGGAAGGAGTTACCGGGGGATCGTTAATAAAGAACACAGACGGTCAGTTTGATGCTGATGCTTTGCGTATTGAGAACTTAGCTGATCCAGATTCCAACGACGATGCAGTGAATAAAGGATATGCTGACAATCGTTATGTGGATGTTGCTGGGGATACTATGACTGGACCATTGACTCTCAATGCTGATCCGTCTTTATCGAAAAACGCAGCTACTAAGCAATACGTCGATAATAAAGTAAACCAACTTACATACGGTGGAGACGCTCCTTTGAAGTGGCAGTTTACAGGACTTGCAGGAGCTAACAGTACTTACGCAGTAACAGGTGCTGAAGTCCAAGGTGATACAGCATACGATGTAAGTATCGACGGTCTAGTGCAAGAACCGGGTGTTGATTTCACAGTTAATCCAGACACAGACACACTCACTATCATTCCTACTCTTAACAGCGGTGAAGACATTGTTGTTATTCAAAGAGGATTTGGTGTGGCAGTTACAGGTACAGTAGGTACGAACTCTTTAGTAGACGGTGCTGTTACATCCGATAAGATAAGTACGACAGATACTAACTTCAATGTACAGTCAGACGGTAAGGTTGGTATCGGTACTGCGAGTCCTTTAAGTCAATTAGATATAAGCGGTACAACTAAAAAACTGTACGCAATAATAGGTGACTATACTAATAACTCATTTAATTCACCTGAAGTAGTCTTAAGACTTAACGGTGATAGTCTACTTGCAGGAGGAGGTCCGGGGTTATCGTTTAACGGAGGAGTTGAATGTGCTCAGCTTTTCGGTGTTAGAGCAGGCGGTGGAGAAGGTGGTGATTTTTTTATTAAAACGAGAACGTATGATCCTGTAACAGCTACAAGCTCACTGATTGAATATTTTAGAATAAAAGAAAATGGTAGGGTAGGTATTAATACTGATAGCCCAACTAGCACATTACATGTCAATGGATCTTTATCTAAAAGTTCAGGTTCATTTAAGATTAAACACCCCTTAAAACCCGAAACCCATGAACTTGTTCACTCATTTGTAGAAGCCCCGCAAGCAGATAATATCTATCGTGGTAAAGTAAACTTACAAAACGGAACAGCTAAGGTTAATATCGATACATCAGCTGGTATGACAGAGGGTACTTTTGTTGTTCTTAACCGTGAAATCCAAGTATTTACTTCTAATGAAAGCGATTGGGATGCTGTTAAAGGAAATGTAGAAGGAAACATCTTAACAATAAACTGCCAGAACTCTGCTTCAACTGCTACCGTATCTTGGTTAGTTATAGGTGAAAGACAGGACGATCACATGTACGACACTGAGTGGACTGATGAAAACGGTAAAGTAATTGTAGAGCCTTTAGCAACATGATCGACTCCATCTCCAGCTTTCTTAACACCGGACTTGTCGTCGCTCTTGGCGTGATCGGGTGGATTATCAAACGTGTTATCGAACGTCTTGATCTCGGTGAGAAAAGAATGACTAAGATAGAGGTGGAGTTAGCTGCACAGAAAGAAAGAGATAGAGCTGTTGAAGCACGGATCGCAAAGGTAGAAGAAGCACTTAAAGAAGTTCACAATAAATTAGATCGTATGATGGAGGTATTAGTACAGAGATGAAACAAGGATTATACGCAAACATTAATAGAAGAAAGAAACTCGGTATCAGCCGTAGTAAGAAGAAGTCTACCATTACTCCTAAAGCTTACGCTAATATGAAGCGTGGGTTCCCGAAGAAGAAGTAATCATGCCTTACTCACAATACAGCTTAAAACAAAAACGTTTAGCTGCTGTGGCTGGCGATAAAAAGAAGATAACACAAGCGGACATCGTAGCGTTGAAACGTCGTGGTGTTACTTTGAAAGGTCGTGGCAAAAAAGCGTAAAGGCGTATCACTGTCGATAGGCAGAGGTGAGAAAAGCAAGAAGGGCGGACTCACTGCAAAGGGAAGAGCTAAGTATAACAGAGCTACTGGTTCTAAACTTAAAGCTCCTCAGCCCGGCGGTGGTCCACGTAAGCGTTCCTTCTGTGCTAGGATGTCTGGAGTGAAGGGACCAATGAAAGATAGTAAAGGTCGTCCGACCCGTAAGGCTTTGGCTTTGCGTAGGTGGAAGTGCTAAGACATGGCTAGACCGTACAGAAGACCTCGTGTTGTTAGACCGAGTCCGTTAATCGCTCAATACAATACACTTGGTGCGGTGGCTTCAGGAAGTGCGGCGGAAGCGGTAACTACTGCAACGGCTGCTAAAGCAGTGACAGATTCCATTTTAGCTGACCCTGACATCATCGGATTAAGTGGTGGTGACGCACCGTTGAGTGACCCACAGATCGATTCTTTAGGAGCAACTGCTAGTGATAACTTAGATGTTTACGAAGGAGGAGGAGCATAACAAATGGCTACATTTAGTAAAAGAATACAACTTAGAAGGGATACCCCCAGTAACTGGTCGTCTACCAACCCCGTACTTTTAGAAGGGGAAATAGGCCTTGAATTGGATAGCAGTCGTAACAGGATGAAGATCGGAAACGGGACGGATGCTTGGAATGATTTACCGTACTTCTTAGACGCACACGAGGAGGATGTTGGTGATTATCAAGACTTCTTAGACGGTCTGAGTACACCATAGATTTAGATGAGCAGTTTACTTACACAGTTAGGTCAGAAGGTTAAAGCCAAGCTTGATAACAAGTTTGATAAGTCCGGAGGCTTGATTAGTGGTTCGGTAATTATATCACAATCTCTGCAAATTGGATCATATCAAACAGATACTTTACCAGAAGCGGGTACATCAGGGCGTATTATATACGTTACTAACGGCGACGGAAACGACGGACCTTGTATAGCGGTTGACGACGGAAGTAACTGGAAGATCGTGGAGCTTGGCGGTACAGTACCTACTGCTACTCATATACTTGCAGAAGACGGAGATAGCTTAACTACTGAAGCTGGAGCTATCTTGATTACCGAGGTAGCTTGACAGTTATTAGCTGTACTTATACTCTTTTTAAACACAACTAACCCACAACAAAGGATTATATATTATGTCTAGTTTGCTTACCCAATTGGGTCAAAAAACAAAAGT